GGAGTTTGATCCTGATGTAGAAGGCATTACCTGAAGTCTATTAAGGGGAACAGTTAAACCTACGCCAACATTACCATTAGTCAGAAGTGACATTATGTGGACTGGCGTGGCAGTCGGATTAACGGAAGACAAGTCGCAAGTAAATGCCAGTCTATCTCCTGTCGCAGTAGTGTCCGCTAGGGCTTGAATACCCCACCATTGCCTATGATTGGTTGAGCTATTATACGAATTGGAACTGAAATATAGTTTAGGAGAATTGTAAGCAGCGCCTGTAAAATGTTGAAATAGCTGAACGTATCCATGCTGGAATAAATCACCATTGTTCATTCCAACATTAATATCTAAAGCTGCAACTCGGGCATTACCCGAATCTGGATTATTTCTGTGGTAAATTCTTGCGGTAGGAAGATCGTTTGTAAAACCACCGTCATGATAAATATCTAACTTTGCGGCTCCGGGTTGTGCTGTTCCTATGCCGACATTACCTTTATTCCTGACGAAGAAACCTGTGCCTGCTCCTGTATATACGCCTAAGGCGTACACCGTAGTTCCCGTGTTTGCAATACAATCTATGCTAAGGCCATAACCATTAGCGTTTTCGTTTTTGATAATAGTAGCCCAGTTAGCAGAATCTTCCAGTACGTAGAGTTTTGTACCGGGACTAGTTGTTCCTATACCAACATAACCATCCGAAGAGCCTGTTCCACCACGAATTGTCATGGCTACATTGTCTGCTGGAGCAAATTGTATTAAATTTCCATCTGTGGCTGACTGGTAATAAGTAGTAAACTTCAACTTATTTTGCCCCGACTGATCAAATACTATATCAGCCGTTTGGGTTCCGCCGCTGGAATGTTCAAAATGAATCTTGGGCGCATTGGCACTACCTGCGCTTGTAGACCTAAGTTTGAGAAGATCAGGGCTAGCACCTTGAACATGAAGAAGATAATCCGGATTATTTGTTCCTATGCCAACATTACCTCCGTTTGGTTGTAAATTTAAACTATTGCGATTAACTTGATACGACGATGTAATACAAGTTGTTTGCTGTGCGCCGCCACCAGAATTTTCAACTCTAAATGCAATTCCAACCTCATCCCCTGAGTTAACCCCAGCCGCAGCAAATCTTCCATCTAGCAGTAATAAAGCGTTCCTTGAATCATCTGCTAAATCTATTTTTCTTATATGTAAATTTGTGGTGGGGCTATTTGTTCCTATACCTACAAGGCCCTCTTTATTGATAACCATCCTTTGCCGGATGCCATTAGTCGCGGCTCCAGCTGTGGCAAATATTAATTCACCGTCAATCCAACTATTACTATCGCCTGTTCCTAAAGGTGATCGGGCATAAATAGCTGCCGAAGCTGCTTTATAAGGACTAGCTCCAGCTTCCCTTTTCGCAAAAAGAAGCATCGGAGAGAACCCGCCTGCGGTAGTAGAGTCATTATATAATATTAAACCGGGTTTTGTTGGGCCTTCCGTAGTTGCATCTGAAATGGTAATTAATGTTCTGAAATCATCAGTATTAGTAACATAAGGATCATAGTTAGCATGAGACCCTGTATTAGCAATATAAATATCATTACCTCCATACGATGATCCCGGTATTGTATAGTTATTTCCTATTTGTAATAGTCCTGTAGCATTAGTTACTCCCCCTATGCCGACATTGCCATCCCCTTTAATGGATATTCTGGTGGCAGTATTTGTTACATCATAAAACTCTAAAACTCCATTGACAGTTTGACCATCTACAATCTTCCAATTCTTAGTTGTGCTCCCCGTCTTCTTAATTTCAAATCCTACTGTAGAATTAGCTGCAACTTCAGTTTTTACTATAGTCTCGCCTGAAACTTTATTGAGATGAAGTAATTGATCGGGAGTAGTTGTTCCTATGCCCACATTACCGTCAGATAAAATACGCATCCGCTCTGAGCCACCAGTATCAAAAATTGTCTCGTTAGTCCGTAAGCGGAAGGTCCTAAAACCAGTATTTGCAGCATTGGATGAGAGAACCTGAATTTCGTTTGAAACGCTATCGGGATCAACGCGCCAGTTACCTTGTGTGCCTAATATGTTGAATTTTGATAAAGGTACATTTGTTCCTACGCCAACGTTACCATTTTGGTTCATTGCAAGAGCAAGAGTGTCCGGGGTACCATCTGTAGCCGCTCCAAATCCAAAACTTATTAACGCGTTATTACCACCTGTATTATTTAAATTAGTAAGAGAAACTCTTCCAGAGGCCGAAGCGTTATACCCTAAAAATGCGCCCAAAACAGCTGTAGAGCCTCCAACTTTTACGCCACCTTCATAGTAACCATTAGGTACAGTTCCAGCTTGATAAACATGCAGTAATTGAAGCGGATTATTTGTTCCTATACCAACTTTGCCGTCCTTCAGGATTGACAATTTTATTGCGGTTGGATCACCCCCGTTAGCCGCAGAAGCTGAGATAGTAAAATCACCGTAGGCTGCGTTATTAGTGCCTATAGACCAATTTCGGGCATTACTATCTGCATATGCGGAGTAAAGCCCGATTATGGGTGAAGTAGTAGATCTTACAGTTAATAATTTAGCTGGAGCAGTTGTTCCTATACCTACGTTACCGCCATCTTTAACCGTAAGAGTTTGAGTATTATTCTCTGTGCCTATATAAACACTACCAGTCCCATACCCATCGGCCCTTAAATAAACATTGCTAGAAGTGTCAACATAGAACATTCCTCTGTTCCAAGAGGTGGAGTTAGCGCCGTTTTCAAAATCCTTGTTCCAGACTTCAACATACGCCTCCCTAACTGTAGTGCCATTTGGCATCACCCTCAATGCCATAGCAGTATCAGTTATAGGTTTTAAGTGTTGGTAATTATCAGCAGTGTGAGCTTTTCCTAAAGTAAATCCTCGGCTTCCGCCTTGAACTGTTATTTTAGTAGCCGTAGTATTCGCGGTTGAGTCTTCTACATGAAGTTTAGTAGCAGGCGCATTTGTTCCTATACCAACATCCGTCGCATTATCATACAAAACTCCAGTTGTTATAGTATCCTCATCAGACCAACGAGCTACATAATTAGCAACGCCGGAACCTCCAACGCCGGACAAAACAGACTCAATGCTTTTCCAGTTAACGCCGGTTGTTCCCTCATTAGTAAGAACCATTCCTCCCTCTCCGTAAGAATTATTTGAGTCGTAAATAATTCCTGAGATTTGAAGATTATTTGCATATAATCTTTGACCATCAAAAGTAAGGCCTGTACTCCCGCCGAAAGCTCCTGCATTATTAAACTGAACTTGAGTGTTGTCTCCGCCGGGAGTGCCTCCACCTCCGCCTCCTCCAGCTAGCTGAGCCCATCCTCCTACGGGTCTTTTAACGTATTGAGTTAAATTACCCGTGTTAATGTAATACGCGCCATCCAATACACCGGTAAGAGTCGCATCACTGTTTGGTGAACCGACGTTACCTACAAATCTATCTCCTGCGTATCTTATTGTTGCCATATTTATGAAAAGCTAAATGTAAATCCGTAAAATGCTCCACTATTATATTCCGGTTCGTAAGTAGAGGCTTTTATTCTTATTTCGTAATTTCCCGCCGCTAAATTATTTTGAGTAAAAGTTCCTATTCCATTTGTAGTTGTATATCCATTTATCCTGCTTCCCTGTTCAACCCATTTAGTAGATTGAGCCCTAGGCTCTCCTTTAGTGTTTGGTGTCTGATTTGTGTTGACGATTGATTGACTTCCCGCGTTGTAAAGTTTCACCTGTTGAACATCTATATTGTAAGCTAGATCATTTTCGCCTAAATCTTCTTGATTCCTTAATGTAGAATTATCTAATAATCTATCATCCATAGGAGCCCTTCCTGAGCATATCATAGTGTCTGTAGTAGAATTATATAAAGATAAAGTCATTGTGTTCGAAAAAATAGATTTGTCTCCCGGTTCACCTACGTCAATTTGAGCTGGTATTCGTCCGTTCACGCTGTTGCTAAAAATATGAGAAGTATCGCTACCCAGTCCCGAAATTTTTATAGTCAATGTTTTAGTACTGGATAAAGTAAAGCTTCCTGTGGCTTCTCCGCTTTGAGTGAATTTATTAAAATGCTCATGCGTAAAATCAAATCCATAGTCTTCAGAATCAAAATAACCACTAGTGTAAGCGGTTGTTAAATCCGATTCATTTTGGATGCTTACATTTAAACCGTCAGAAGAAACTTCCCAAGGGTTTAATCTATGCCATTGAGATAAATCTATATTGTTTCCTAGCGAGTCATCGCCCCCATGTAAAAACCAACCGTAGTAAATGTAAGATGAAGAAGGTAAGCCTTTTGAATAATCATTAAGAGTTAGCTCATCATACTCTGTATAATATTCATCTTCCGACCCACCTACTTCCACGCTAAAAGGAAAACTAGAGCTTTGCTTTAAGGAGAAGTTTTGTTGGGTTGGGCTTCCGTTCCCATGGCTCCAAAATGCTCCAGTTTGCCAAGAAATAGTAGGAGCCTCTTCGGAAGAATCCTGCTTCTTAACAAAAGCTGTTGGAAAAGTTAGTCCCATTAGAAATTATATCCAGTAACGGCTGAAGCCCATATCTTATTAGCTATGTTAATAAAAGTGTATAAATTAGTTTTATCTCCTGCTAGCTTAGGAGCAGCATTGCCGTATTCCGCCCCCCAATAAACTGTTGTAGATCCCCCATTAAAATTCACTGTTATTTCAGATGAAGTACTATTAGTAACGTACATTGTTAGAGTCTGTCCGTTAACGTCATTCGTAAATGTGTAGTTGGTTGTAGCTCCTCTAGTTCCATATTGAACATTTCCAGCGCTCCAATCGACGGTCTGATTAGTAGTATTGTTTGTTGGGTTTTCTTCGTATGCGCGTTTCCTATGTATAACGTTATCTACTGTAATGGTTCCCCCAGCCGCAACAGTTATGTTTCCGTCTTGAAAATTTACATTTCCTGAGACGGGAGTGTCACTTAAATCCAAAGCTTGAGCATTAACGTCTATATGACGATTGCCTGAAAGTGTTAAATCTTGATAAGCTAATACCTGTAAATCTGTACCGTTTCCGTCTGAATTATAAATCCTAGACCGGTCTAAGCCTCCAATTGAGGTATTATTTCCGAACCCAATATTCCCAGCTCCTGTGATGTTGAGCCCCTGCATTTTTAAGTCTAAGGTTGCGACGCAGTTACCCATGTTGTCTCCACCTACCGCATTGGCTATACCACTTCCTGTTACTAATTTACCATCAGTTAGTCTTACTTGAAGATAGGGGTTTTGAGTAACTGTGTTAGAAGCTGTGTCCCAATTTGAATCACTGTTATTTAAATATACGTCTTTGTTAACGCCAGAAACTTGTGTAGCGCTTATGGGATTAAGGGCGTATTCGGCGACTTCTTCCGCTGTAGTTTTTAAGGTGGTGTAAGGGCCACCTACGTTACCTGAAGCTATAGGGAACAGACAATTGTCTGTGATCCCGACGTTCCCCATTGCTGTGAGTTGAGATATCTTTTTATTAGCCATTTTTCCTTAAACCTTATTAATATATACACTCTTTTAATAAGGCGGAATCAGATTTGTTACTAATAAATCATTGCTTTCTTGCTGCAAATAAAAATTATCATCGTCACCGCCTTCTAAAAGAATAAAATCTTCTATTTTTTCCGCTCCTAGTACGCCGCTAATGAAAAATCCGTTATTTTGATTGTCAGGATTAACTTCCACGCTGAATGAAGCGTCAAAAATCTTATTATCTCCGATGCTTGAGCTGTAGCTAAAGTTCTCTAATTTTGCGCCGACAAAGCTATATCTTAGGGCTTCGTCGTTTCTCTTTATGGGAATCGCTCCTGCATTTATAGGGGCGGCTGTGCTTCCTGTGCATCCATTTGGGTCTACGCTTATTGTAAAATCGTATCCACTATTAATTTCTACTAAGTCTACTAGTGAGCCGCTGTTCCCGGATTGTACGATGCCCTGTATGGACAAATTTGCAAAAATCGGCGAATTAGGCCGGTTATCGACAGGGAACTTGTATCCCATGTTATCCAGTGGAACTTTATTTAGATTAAGGTCAATGCTGTAGCTTTGTATATGTAGCTTGTCAAAATCGACTCCAAGTCCCGAAAACGAATCAGTGGTTATGGAGATATCTCCCGGTTGAAGAGCGGAGTAGCCTTCTTCTGCCAATATCCGAGGAATGACGACGTCACTAATGTTAAATGGAGTCCCTGTCTTAGTATTAATATCAGGAGCCTTAAACCCGCTGCCGCTTAAATTAAAATCTATATTGTAAGCGTTATAAGCTACTGAAGCGCTTGGAAAATCTCCTACTGCTCCCCTTGTGGAGTAAGATTGTAAATAACAATTGCCAAATCCTATTACATGGTATCCGGGGGCATTATCGTCTATACCTTGATATAAATCAGCTTGGGTAAAGTTTTCTTTAAAATATTCTTGATCTAAATCGTCTCCGCTTTGATTTACGGCTACATAAAAATTACGACAATCTTTATACTGGTTGATAGCAAAATCTAACCCCGGGACCTTAACCGATCTATTTTTATTTTCTTCAAAGAAGCCTGACAGTAAAGAAACTCCTAAGTTGTTAGAATAAAATGGCGCGCCGTCTTTATTAAATTGGAATTGGGGATAATTTACATTTAAGCCAATTCTAGCTTCGTTTTTAGTGCCGCATAAAAGATAGTCAAAGTTAAGGCTAACAGTTGGATAGTTAATTATAGGTCTATCCACTAGCCCTCTTTGATTAAGTTGAGTTACGTTAGTATGGGGAACATTTATGGAATAACTGACCGACTGGACTCTATCTATCGGATGGAGTAAATTAATTTTTTGATATAAGTCGGAATGATCGTTAGTAGGAGCCCCTCCGGTATAATGTACAAAATTATAACCAGTTTCCGGTGCAGGTCCTACAAATAAGCCCTGACAATTGTAAATGACATTGGGCTTTGGCATTATTTATCTCCCTCATAAACGCTCGCGTAAAGAATTCCAGCTAAGAAATCATCCACTTGATGCTCTAAAGCAACTTCTTGAATTTTCTTAACTCTTTCGTGGTCTCTGTCTGTTGGTTCTGCTGCATATCTCCCTGCTTTTGCGAGCCAACTGTCAGGTTCTTCATTAGCTATAACAATATTAGTAATTTCCCTAGCTACTTCTTTTTGTTGTTTGCTGAGTCTTTTCCTGCCATGTAACTGCCGCAACGAAGCTTCTACTTCAATGTTTAACTTATCGGAAAGATTTAGATTCTCTTGAATTTTAGATAAGCTAAAATTAAGCGCAGCTTTTGTACCTACTGGAGTTTTTGTATCAGTTTCTTTTGGCGCTTTAGCTCCGGCAGGTCTACCGTTCATTTGAGCGGCTTTAGCACCACCAATGATCGGTTCGTACAAGCCTTCATTTCTGAACTCCTTAAATTTCTTTTGGGATTCCAGTGATTCTTCTTGGGTTGGGAACCTGCCAGACTCTATAGCCTGAACGCCCTCTTCAGGGGTCAAGACTCCGAGTTCAATAAGCCTGCTATATATTCTAGAATAAACTGACGTGTCCCTCAAATCCACATCTTCAAAATGAGCAGTTGGGTAATTTTTAAAACCCATTTCTTTAGAAATTCTTCTAATTTCTGGCATTAAGAAGTTTTCAAGGAAAACTCTACGCCCTTGCTTTAGGCGCTCCATAAACACTTGAACCTTTATACTAGTATTAGCGAACTTCTCATCGCTAAGCAAAATATTGTTAAGGCCCATTTGAATGTCTTGATTTACTACATCATATTTTCTTGGGTCTAAAATATTACCTATATCAGGAATGACAAACTTAGCATCTGTAGTATAATCAGATATTAAAACTCTACCGACAGATTCATTCTCGAAGAGTTTTTGCATAGCCATGAGATTCTTTTGGTTAACTCCTCCGTCGGCGGGTTTAGCGCCCATTGTCACCAGAAGAATAGCTTGATTAGTGGTGCGGGCTACAGCCATATCCATTTGCTTCATCTCCTGTTTCCAGTTGATGTCCTCTAAGACCGGATACCCCATAGGCACCGCAAAAGGTTCATAGTCTTGCTTCTTGTAAAATACCGCGCAAAGCTTTGTAGCGTCGAGTGGAATAGTTATCGCGGCCGCTCCGACTTTTTTTGTATTTTCTATGAGTTTTTTTGTCTCCGGCGGAAGGCTGTCGAAAACTTCTCTATCTTCTTCCGTTTGAGGGAACCTAAGTCTTTGCAACTCATAGTCAGTGACTACTTTATAGTAAATACCTGTACTAAAGGACACGCTTCCTTGAAGCTGTATGTCAGAAGGGTTTAAAATAATATACTTGGACGGTATCTCTAAATCGTCAGAGGCTTCAGCTAATCCAAAGGTTTGATTTAATTTCAAAGCGTCAGATCGGTCCATCTTAGCGTTGAACCTGTAAACGAAAACGTTTCCTGATCGATAATACTCTCTGAAAAACCTACTTTGTAGATCATCAATGTTTATTCTAGTGAGCAGGGTCTCGAAGAAATCCCTAGACTTTTTGCTTCCTCCCGTATAGTAAAGATCACTAATTGAGAACTCGGTCATCAAGTCAATAGTGTTTCTAAATACTGAAAAATTATAATACGCTTTTTGGCACAATATGATGGTGTCCCTAATGTCTATATTAGAATTATTAGTGACTCCGTGGGAATATTTAAACGGAATCATGCCGTTTTCGATATTCCTGAATCTATCCGTCCGAGGTATATCGGCAGCAGCGTTTCTACGGGTTCTCGTCTGGCTAGCCTTTGCTTCATGCATAGCCATCAGTGGTTCCGCACCTTGTTCCGTTTTCTTCCTTACAGCCATAATTTACTTTAAATTTACACTTAACCAAACATTTTGGGAGTAAATGTGTAGTTAATTTGCTCCTGCTTAGTATTTTTAAGGTCATTATAAGCTTTAACAGCCCAATTTCCCAACATTAAAGTAGTATAGTTATCTTTTCTCGCCCTGTTGGCGGATGTGCTTCTTTTTAAATGCTGCGGAAGGTCAAATGTCTGAATTCCTTTGGCCGTAGTTTTAACCTCTACAAGCGCGCATTGTTTTTTCGTTTGGTAAATAATATCGTCTTGAAATTCAATCAGGTCTCCTTTGTCCTGATACGGCATCAGTTTCAAGGGGACAGCTTGAGCTGAGACTTTGTCAAAGAAGCTGCCACACGCCGCCGTTCGGGAGGCAAACCAAATCCTTTTATGATCAATAGAAGCTTGTAGGTATTCATTAGCCTCTCTTAGAAAAGTGCTAGAAAACAATTGCTTGAAGCAAATCATTTGCTCTTTTACATTATATTGGCTTTTCGCCTTGAGAAGCATCTGCTGGTAATCGTTCCCGGTTTTATCACTGTTGAATTCAAAAAATTTCAAGTCTATGTTAGCGCTTCTAAATAACTCTGATTCATTCGCGCTATCTATAAATTGATATCCAGCATTATCTATAATTAACAAAACAATATTAAAATTAGTCATTAAATAATGAAGATATTTTATATGATCTTTTAAGTCTCCTCCAGCTACAGCATATGCATGAACCAAAGTTGACTCGTTGCTTTTCTCTTCATCTAGCTCTAAAACCGACATCGCAAAGTAATCCGAACTTGGGCTGTTACTAAAACTAGGGTCAATAGCTAGAATATATTCTTTATCTTTTTCTCCTTTTATTAAAGTATGCTGTTTTTCTCCATCTGGGATTGTGCAATCATGCATTTTCTTTGCACTAAAATAGCTATCGCTACCATCAGTGAATTGGGCGCAATATTCCCGCTGAAACGAAGAATTAGAAGATCCGCCGGATTGAGCTTCTTCAATTACGGTGCTGTCAATCATATCGCTAGGGATAGAATCAAAAGCCATCTGAGATATAAAATAACTAGACTGCTGTATATCTTCAGAGTAGATGTTATTCATCCATTCCTTATAGGTTTTAAAAAGGTTTTCAAAACTAAAGCTAGCAGAAGACAAGGCTATCATTTTAGAATTGTTTTCAAATTGAACCCTATCCTCCTCCTTCATGTCTCCCTTCTTTATTAACTCATCTTCCATCTCGCGTATCTTAATACGCTCAGCCATATCCTGAGGAGCGACCAAAAATGGCATCAACACTGTTTTAATTGTTTCCTCCGGGAGTAGCAAGAACTCGTCAAGCACCAAAATGTTCGCGCGAAAACCACGAATCTTTTCTCCGCTTAAAGGAATAGCTGTTATGGTTCCCTCGTTAATTTTCCACTCAAACTGATCGTTACGTTTAGACTTTGCGCCAAAAGCATGAGCTAGCATTTGGGCTTCTTTTGATTCTACTATTTTTTCAAGATTGTTGAATATAAATCTAGCTGTACGAAAAGTAGGTCCTGCGATAAGTATTTTAGTTCTAGGTTCAAAAATACACTGCAGGAAACAATATACAGCTGCAATAAAACTCTTACCGCAGCCACGGCCCCACACGCACATACTAAAGTTTCGATTGAAAAAAGCTTTTAATGTTATCTCCTGATATAAAGCTAACTTAATTCCCGAAAGCAATTCGGTAGTAAAACCGAGGTTAGACCTCATGAATTTGGCTAAAGTAATTTTAGCCTGACGGTCCGGCAGTTCTCCTTTTAAATTAAGAAATTCTTCATTTAAATTAGGTATGGGTTTAGAGTATTTTTCAGGACAGTACCACATTAGTCTAAATAAGCTATGAGAATTATTAAAAATAAAATAATTAAAGCTTGTTCGTAAGTTAAAACAATTTTGCCTCTCATAATAATTTTAGGTCATAAGCTAATTGCAGATCGTGCTTCTCATCTAATACATCCGATAGTAAAAGTTTTTTAACCATCCTAATACACTCGTCTCTACCATTGACAAAGAGAAACTGAATGTGGGGAAATTCCTGTATTAAGTCTCTAACATTATGAAAAATAAAATCAGGAGTTACCCTAGTATTTTTTTTGTAGACATGTTTTAATCTATTAAACGCTAAACAGTCTTCTAATTTTCTTTCCACTAAAATAACCATGTAAGCGTCTTCTTCGGCCGCTCTATTTATTTCATTTTTAAATCTTTCTAAACCTGAACTTAAAGTTCCTATCAAATCCGGAACCGACTTCCTCTCTATGTAGGTATTATTAGTTTTCTCTTTGTCGTTTAAGCAGTAGTCTCCAAATTTCAAACCTTTAACTTCAGTTGGGAAATCATCTATCCTTAAAGGCTTTTGCTCGCGCGAATCAATATAAATTAAATGTTCACTTGAATAAGTTTCTTTGTATTCTTTTTTTACAGGGATTTTTTTAAACTTGTTTTCGTACCCTATTTCTTCGCAAAGCTTATAGTAACTATCAAAAATTATTTCATAATATTGAACCGGAGGCATTGGTAATGTCCGCAGCTCTACTTGAGTTGGAGTATATTTTATATTTTTTTCATCTTTTCTTTTTTGAAGAATATCCCGGCAATAAGCTTGAGCTTTATCTATTGAGACTTTTTTTAACCAACTTTTTAAGTTAGTCTTACTATTAAAATCTGAAGAAAAATATTGTTCTTTATTTTTAAATTTTATCAAGTCTCCCGTATGCCTATCCTTCCTAGGGAAATACTTATGATAATAATCCGATATAGATAATTTATGCGCTTTGATATGAAGATGTAGTCCTCTATCTTTATTAAACTCTTTACCGCATTCTCGACATTTAACCATTTAAAACTTCTTCCTCACTAATACCCATTATACGAGATTTTATATCTTCCATAGAGCTAAGCCTTTCTATTTCTGAAGATATATTCTTCTTGCGTATTTCAGCTATCTTTATCATTTTATTACGAGACTCCTCGTCTTTCCAAAGTTCTACAAGGTTTAGTATAGACGCTGACTCTTGTAAAACCTTGCTTAGCCTCTGGCTCCTTTTCTCCTTCAACTCGTTAAGAAGTTTAGTTTGCCTATTGACGCACTGATTGTATTCAGTTTGCGCAGTATTGATCGCTTCCACTAAGCTCATAGCCATCCTGCGGCCTTCTGTGTCCTCTGCGTTTTGATCTAATAAAGTCTGGAGTCTTTCTACTCTTCTTTGGATATTTGAGGCTATAACTACTTCCGCCGATAAAACAATGTACTGATCCACTTCCTCTTGGGAAAGATCTGACTTATCCCACGTATATCTCACAAAGCTACTCTCAAATAATTCCCTGTCAGTTTCTACTGAATAAGTACTAATCTGATGAAGGAATCTAAAAGTATGCATGTAAGCAATTAAAGTGCTCATATTTTTTTTAATTTTAGGAGTGACCTTATCTTTGTCTATCCCATTATGAACATACTTGTTAACTCTTACTATTGCTCTTGATTCTGATTTAGGAGGAGCATAACCGCCCTCTACAGGAACGTCATCATTACTGTCTGAATATTTAATTTGATTAGGTAGGGCGTTGATAAACTCCGCTACGACTTTATACCTCAAATCTAAAGCTGAAATTTTATCGTCTTCGAAGATTAGCCGAGCCATGTCCATTGGTTTCATGGCGCTACAATTATTTGAAATGAATTCTTTTTGGTCTTCGTTAAGCTCTACTTTTTCTTTTGGGTAATATTTATTGGTGACTTTAGCTTCTAGGCTTTTTTCTGCCAAAAACTTTTTAACAGCCCTCCCATATTTAGACCTTCCGTCCTTCATCTCCTCTGGAACGTCAGGGAAGACTAGGGCTATAAGCTCCTTGACGTAAGGCGGATCATCTCCTCTTTTATTCCATTCTTCTAATATAGCTAATTCTTGATCCGTGTTTAAAGTTATATTTTTATTGCTCATAGTATTTCTATCTCGCCGCTAGCTATAATCTTTTTGACTTTTACGATAATTGATTTTTTTACATTCTTTATTTGTTTGTAGCCCGGAACTCTATTTTTCTCATTAGTCTTATACCCCATTAAAGTAGCAGCATCTTCTTCAGACATATTGTCAATGTATAAAGCTTTATAAATTTTCCACTCGCTAGACTTAAGGATTTCTTTCATTTTTTCATTAAGTTTTTCCATCAATGCAAAAATATCTATATCGCTATATTCAGCAGCATTAATTTCTATTTCATGGTCGTTTATGGAAACTGGGAGCTTTGCGTCATAGGCTTGTTTTCTCGTCCTCGTCCAATTTGCAAAAAGAGGACATGCTTCCGATTGTTTGCCGTATATGTAACACAAATCACCCGACTCAGCAGCAGCGCATTTCAAACAAGGCCGACAATAATTTCCATAGTTGTTGCGGATTAAATTTTTTATCTGATTAGATATAATCCTGTTTATCCATGGATTAAGCGGCTTCTGTGGGTCATAAAGATGCCACTTTTTAAATATATGAATTCTTAGAATTTGCGAGACGTCATCAAAATCCATCCACGAGAGCGCAGTCAAGTTCCATTTGGATTTTCTTTTTTTTATCTCTGCATCTATTTGTTCTATATGGTCTTCAAATTTTAGCTTACGTTTCGGCATTACGACGGGATGACCCAGCTTCCCTTAAAAAATCCTGCTCTGCAGTATCTTTTGAATAACTAGGATCTACTTCCCTCCTGTAGCCGTCGTCTATATTTTTTTCATTTGAACCCGCTAATTCTTCTATTTTAAAATGATTCATTCTAGAAGAACCTTCTATATTAAAATCTAGTTTGTCTATATTTGTAGAAAAATATTCCTCCTCCTCTTCCTCCTCTATTTTTGTATTTTGCACTGTAGCCACAGGTTTGAATACTTTTTTTGCGGTAGAGGCGGTACTTATTTTAGTAAAAGAACTACCACAAGAAGCACAAAATTGAGGTTTATTCAAAGAGTACTCCGTGCCGGAGCCGCAAGATGGGCAATAAAGTTTCATATTTTTTATTACACAAAATATATTATTAAAAAATAAAGGTTTTTCAAAAAAAGTGTATTATACTATAAGTATGCGTAGCTCTAAGTTCACAAATGCGGATGGCGTTGAATATGAGTTATTGTGGAAAAAACCACACTATAAGTACAACGCAGAGGGATTGTGTTGCTCACCAGAATCTGATGAACCTAAGATATTAATTGATCCTACATTAAAAAATAGAAGGAAAATGAGCGTGTTAATAGAGGAAATCACTCATGCTTTCTTTTGGGAAAAAAGCGAGAGGGAAGTCCGAAAATTTTCTTCTACTCTAGCTAAGTTAATTCAAAAAAATATTAAGGAACCTCGTTCTCATTGATTTTGCTTACTATAAATTTAGTTAGTTCTGACCGAACAATGTCTTCTTCGTTAAATTCAAATGTATGAATTCCCATCTGACGACTATCCTCATCATCAAAAATATGATAAAGCTTTTCAAACCCTCCGCGGTTTCCGTTTTTTAAATCAGTTTGCATTGGGTCCGCCATTATAAAACATCTAGAGTATTTACCAATACGAGTTAATACTGTAACTATTTCTCTAAAAGAACTATTTTGAGCTTCGTCCAGTAAAATAGCTTTGCCATTCCAGCTCATTCCTCTAGCAAAATTGACTGGATGAATAGAAACTCTTTTTTCTTTTTGTAGTTTTTTTACCGTTTCTTCGTTTAAAAGCTCATCTAATTTATCCATAAAAGGTAGATTATAATAATGAAGCTTTTCGTCAGCATCTCCGGGAAGAAAACCTAATCGAGAATCAGAGCTCTCTACCGCCGACCTCATATATATTACATCGGATACTTTAGATTGATTAAGAAGCTGCAAAGCTGCATATACAGCAGTTAAAGTTTTAGAGCTTCCCGCAGGTCCTTTGCATAAAACAAGCCGTGTGTTTTTACTTTGAGATATCTCGATAAAACGTTTTTGTTTTTCTGTCCAAGGTAATTCTTCTATATAAAAATTATCCCTAGGTTTCATTGGGTCTCGTTGGTGAATCTTAACCCTTCCGTCCGCAACCTCGAGGGAATCGAAATCCCCTGCGCTTTTTACTTTTGGCATCACTATCATTTTACACTAAAAAAGTGTAATACCCTAAAGAAACTTATGAACGAGGTAACAAATGCGATTCCTGAAGTTATGAATATTGCTAATGAGTTTAATCAGTTAACTGCAGGAGAAATAGATAAAGAAAAAGTAGAAGGCTTCTTAGAGGGCTTAATTGGTGAATACGGTTGGCTTCTTTTAATAGCTATAGTGACTATTATGGCGAGAGATATGATAATGAATTTCGCACAAGGCATACTTGTGTTTATGGGAAATAATTTTAATAACGACGACATTATTTATATTTCTGGGCGGCAAGCGCGTATAGTTCGCGTCGGAATTCGTAATACGGTTTTTTACATGACAGATCGCAAAACTAAGATGTTGGTGCCCAATGAGCAGTTAAAGCAACTTACGATTGAAAAAACTTTACCTAAAAATGGAGGAGAGCCTTATTTACCAAAAGCTAGCGATCCCGGTTTTGTTGGCTGGGAGGAAGTTCCTATAAATCCTCCGCCCATGCAAGTTGAAGTAGTTAGTAAGGCTACTTCTCCGCGAACTAAAAAATGAAAAAGATATTATTATTAAGTGTTTTTCTTTTATCTGGATGTATGTCTATTGATGAAAAAGGCAGACTGGAAAAGGTTAGGTTTTCTGTCCCTGCGTTTTTTCAGGTAGAAATGGACTATTATAAAGATAGAGAAAATTTAGGGAGATCAGTTGTAAATACTAACGCCCCTCCCAAAATAGGTAATCCATATCCAAAATTAATGGAAATGACTCGAAAATAAGTGTAACAAAGAAATAGAGAAATGAAAGAAATAGATTTCACTGAACAAATCGTTAAATGGCGCGCAGAACAGGAAGCCGCCATGACTAAAAAGCAGTACGAAAAAATCGATACTAAAGAGCTGAAACGTGACGACAAAAAAGAAAAAAAGGAACACGAAAAAGACGCTCTCAAAGATGACGATAGCAAAATCAAAAAATTAAAGAAGGGGAAGCCTTCTGAAAAGAAAAGCGTAGAAATTCATGATATTAAGAAAGACGAGAAATACGATAAGAAAAAGCTCAAAGAAATGAAGAGCGCAGTTCTTTCTACTAAAACGAAAAATGATCTACCCGATTCGGATTTTGCTTATATCGAGCCGGGAGGGGAAAAAGATTCTGAGGGGAAAACGGTACCCCGATCATTACGTCACCTTCCAATTAATGATGCTGCTCATGTGCGTAATGCATTAGCTAGGTTAGACCAAACCAAAATCAGTGAAGAGGCCAAAAAGTCAGCCCTGAAAAAAATTAAAGCTGCGGCCAAGAAGTTCGGAGTTAAGGTCAGTGAGGCATCAGCTTCTGTAGATTATTCTGATCTATATTAATTGATAAGAAATAAAACAAAAAGCCCCGCGCAATGCGGGGCTTTATTTTTTGGCGTATAGAAGTATTAAATTATCTTCCAGACAAAACCTTACTGAAATACGTCCAATTTATTGAGTAGTGTAGGCAGTGTAAAACACTTCATCGTGTATCTGGCTCAAAACACTTAACTCGAAAAGCATTTTACTCGCCGGGTTTATTTTCGTCAATAACTTTATCGCGTTTATTTGCGAATTCTTTTTTTATGCCTTCCATCCTTTTTTTCATTTCCTCCCGGTGCTTTTTTCTTAACTCATGCAGCTCCTTGTGGAGTTCCTTCATCTTCTCCCGAAGCTCATTCAATTCTTCGCTGTCTATTTTTTTACCCTTCCAATTATGTCGGCGTTTTTTACTTTCGATATGCTTTTTTCTTTTTTCCGCTGCCGCTTTGAATCTCTCTTTGAGTTTTTCTTTGTCTACTTTTTCCGGACGAGGTTTGCCTTTGTGTTTATTAGGTTTAGCTTCGGCCGTTGTTAACACTGACGCAATAATAGCGATCAGTCCATACTTGAAGATATTTTTTACCATCATGGTGTTACTTTATTATACACTTCTACGTGTAATAAGTTGTATGAAGAAAAGGGATATTTTAATAGTAGTCTTAGGAGTCGCCCTGCTGGTTTCTGTTATCTGGATGATGCAAGGAGACGAAATTAAAGAAAAAGTTGCTGAGAGCGCAAAAGAGGCGGCAAAAGAAGCGGTTGTAGACAAGGTCGTAGACGAAGTGTCGGATAAAGCTAAAGAAAAACTAAAAGAAGAAGTTTTAGATAAGCTGTTGCCGTGAATGAGTTTCACATATACCTCAAAGAGCTAAGGTCAAGAAAATACGACAACATCACTAAGCTCTCGAGACTCCTAAAGGTTAGTTATCAAATGTGGCGCAAAATAGAAAGGGGAATAAACCCACCTCCCCAAAAATCTTTATTAACTAATTTTTGCAATTTGGTAGGAGTTAAAGAGTATGAAAGGAACCAGCTGTTCGCTTTAGCAAGAAAGTGGACTCCTCATCCAGATACTAATTCCGCAAATCACGGTCTATATCATGATGGACTTGGTCCAGATTGGGTTCAAGCTATTATAAACGAAAACACACCTGATTATCCCCACAAGTATTGGAGAAAGCGTTAAGCTGATGGATACTCGGGAATATTGTCTTCTCTATATATTTTAGATCTTAGCGGAGAATGCTTTTCAACTTCTTTTTTATCTTCTTCCGGATAATGGTTATAAAAAAAATAAGGGCTATTACCATATGATCTATCTATGTCTTCAGAAGTTAAGGGTTCGTTAAATATTTTTACTTTAGGGGGTTCATCCTTAGGATACGGTACAATAAAGTCAGGATTATGCCAGCGCAAAAGATTATTGGGGGGTATGGCATAGTTCCCATCATCCAATTCCAAAAAGTGGTAACACTTTGAGTCTTGGTCGTTAGCATACCCAATATTGAGTTCATTAAGGTCTCCCTCGTAGTCGTCGATAGTAAAAACATACTTGCCAGAACGCCATACTCTGTCCCTGCAGAATATGTCCACCCTACGGTTTTGCAAAAAGCCGAATGTTGTAACTGCGATATCATTATCCTGACAATCCCATGTCTGCAATAGAGATAGTCTTTGCTCTTCGCTTTCAGATAATGCGTCATAGTCCTCTTTATGACAAAACGCCGAAATTGGCATCTGCCAAAAAACCGCCCCAAACTGCGCTTGAAAATGAAAGTGCATAGGACGGTTTATCATAGACTTTACACCAAATATATAGCCTTCTGTTAGCCCACTGTCTTCTGGACCGAATATATACTTATTGCGAATGAAGCACTGGATGTAGGGGGTGTTTGCATTTAGTTGTGCCATATCTGTATAATTTACGTGTAATATTATCGTGTATGCCAAGTGAAAATAAAAAAATATCTTTTGGGGATTTGGATGGGTTCCTTAAATTTGCTCCAATTATCGGTATAGGTATATTAGCTTATCTTCAAACATTATTTCCTAGCAAAGTGGAATTCGAAAAACTAGAAGACCATTTGATTCAAATGGATAAAAAAATAACCGAAATCACTATACTGCAAAAAGATACTTCAAATAACACGTCTGCTATAAGAGATTTAAATACAAGGTTACGGGAAATAGAAATTGAGTTAGCTTCCCATCACGCAAAAGAAATTAAAAAATGACTAATTCAGTATTATTAGCGGCGGCTTTATTTTTTCAACCTGATTTAGAAATTAAAATTAATGGTTTAGTTTGTTCTTCTTGTGGGATCGGTATTAAGAGGGGCTTTAAGAAGCATTCCGAAATATTAGATATTAAATTTGATACTCGCAAACAGGTCGCCTTAATAGATTTAAAAGAGAGTGATGCCGGTAGGGTATATTGGATTAAAAACGATAAAATTATAAAAATCGTAAAAGACGCCGGTTATGAAGTCACTAGCATCAAAAGGCTCTGGAATAAAAAGCCTAACCGGTATAACAAGCCGTAGTTCCTAAAAAAAATCGCAGCCCCTACGAAAGGAGCTGCGACTTAGGAACTTAATGTTTTTATTACGAGCTGCCTGCGCCCACGTTACCATCTACCGTACCTATACCGACGTTAGCCTCAGGCTCTGGCGTTGGTTCTGGTTCTGGCTCAGGGGCGGGCTCTGGCGCTGGTGCTGGAGCCGAAGACCCGGCTCCTACATTACCTTCGTCTGCTGGTAGACCCATGCGGGTCTTCCAGTAGTTTTCATCTCTTTTATGTGCTTCTCTTGGGTCCATAATGCTTTATCTCCTAAATTAATCTGGGTAAACTTGACCAGTTACTACTGCTCCTGAAAAAGCAGGAACACAAGCTAAAGCCCATGCTTGAGCACCGTTACGAATATCGGAGCTATTAGCCATCCAGCCAGAAACACTATTAGCTGTCCAACTCCAGTCATTTGGTAAAGCTGGTCCGAGTCTTTTAGTTCCAGTGACTTCGCCGCTAACACCAGTAAGATCTTCGTACTGATAATGATCAGTGCCGCTGACCATTCCGCAGCTATACTGATTCCAACGTTCAATAGGTGGCTTGCCAGCGTTATAATAGTCTACGTCGTGATAGCCCCAAATATTGACAACAGCATTCTGATCTTCTTTTTTTGATGCAGCAGTATTAACCTCAACAATACCGAAATCCCAGTAATTAAGTGTTGAGCCAGCGTCGGTTGTAATTGCTTTATAAAGTCCCATGATTATTCTCCTTCAGTTAATGCGTCTGTTGCTCCAGAAAAGAAAGGCACGCAGTTCTTTAACCAAACGTATGCTCCGCTTCTAATATCGTCGCTTCTCTGCATCCAGCCGGATACACCGTTCTCGGCCCAATCCCAACCATCGGGAAGAGCAGGGCCAAGGCGTTTTGATCCGGTTACTTCACCAGAAACGCCTGTAAGGTCTTCGTAGTCATAATAATCTACTGCACCAGAGTATGGGCAGTTATACATATTACCATCAACGGAGGGAGCGCCTTGATTTCGATAAGTTTCGTTAGTAAATCCCAAGGTATTGATATTGGAGCCGTAGTCCGGACCAGTAGTGCCTTGGAACCAATTCTCAACACGGCTGATCTTCCAATAATCAGCTTGTTGACCGTCATCCTTGGTATAATTTAGGTTAAGTCCCATGTTACAACATATTACACAATAAAATGCGAAAGTTCTATTTTTTTTGCAAAAATACCTCTAGCACTCTATCTAAGTCAGTTACAAATTTTTCCTTACTAACCACTCTTTGGCGGCTCTTTAAATATTCAGAAGTTTCTTTTACTAAATCATCGTCCTCCAGCTTTTCGGCCGCTTCATCTAATGAGTAGTAATAAAATGGGTAATCCTTGCCGAGGTACTCAACAACTGAATCAAGAGGGTTGACTAATATAGGGGTTTGGCGAGATATACATTCAACAACAGCGTTATTTGCTATGGAGTCATATAAATCAAGAAATACTACTGACTCAGACATAATTTTATCATATTGATTATTGAGAAGGTAATTCTCTAAATGAGTGCAGTTTTGCTCATGTCGGGTTTTTAATTTAACATGTCTCAAAAAATAAGGATCCTGTCCGTATTCATCCGGGCCTCCTAAAACTACTTTTTTGTAATTAGTCTTAAGCCTGAAAAATGAATCAAAGTTCCTGAGCCACCAGCCGACATGTATAACCCGGCGGCCAAAGTTCTCAAAATCAAACTTAACCTCGCATTCCTCAGAGGGATGATGCACAAAGCCAACAGGAAGATGTATATCTAAATGAGATAGGGAATTTCTAGCTTTTTCTGCATAAGATTTACTAAAAGTGATAAGCCCAATGCAATTCTCCATAAAAGCTCTATAATGCTTATTGCCATAAAGAGAAAAAATGTTTTGTTCCCATCTGACATTATCTGGCCCCAAAGAAGTACAAGGATTATGGAACATGTTAATCCATTTATGGTTCATGTGAGGAAAGCGGCCGAAGTTCATTTTTTTAGCTCTACCTACGTTAAAAGTATGCTCGATCATTCCATCGAGCATAACTTCAGCTTTTTCATCATGAAAATGCTTCAGTATTAGTCTAGTGACTCCATTCCAGCCCCATCTATGTATCGTCTCCGGGAACGGTTGGTGGTTGTATAGATTTATTTTTGCCATAGTAGGACTTTTTATACCCTTTTACCTTTTCAGGGTTATTCTTTTGCCATTCTTTGACTTTGTTTACAATCTTCCCTTTGTTTTTCTTGTAGTAAGATTTAGCTGCCTTATTATCACATTCTTTACAGCAGTATTTTAATCCATCTTTAGTACTACTCTGTTTCCTGAACTCTGTTAAGGGGAGCGTCTGTTTACATTTAGTACAAGTTTTCATTTAAATTAAAGTAATCTATTAAGTAGTTTTTTTGCCCCGGAGTAAATTTTTCAATATTATTAATGATAGAGAATTTATTTTGATCCATAATTTCTTTAAACTCTTTAGTCTCTGTCCATTTTATTCTTTGCTCGCATTGTTCTCGAGTATAATAGTTATCCATAATATACGTTTTAAGGGTATAATCAAAATTTTGTTGCTCTATTTCCTTCATAGTCCAATCTCCGAAATACCTCTTCATTACCTCTGAGTAATATGACCTCATAAATATCACTCTTTCAATAAAAGTGTCGAACATCCTATCATTAAGCTTACTATTACATTTAAAGCAAGCGTGGGTTGTTATTCCTTTAACGTTACTTTTTCTAGCGCCCAAAGCTGAAATGTAAGCCCAAGCAACACAGTGATCTATACTTTGGGCTTGTGAGCCGCAGTAAGTACAATACTGCTGGTATCCAAACCTATAGTCAGGAACGTAAACCTGTGACCCTACCTGAAACTCTAATACGTTCTTGGGCTCAAGAAACCCACTTCTTGTTTGATGTATTTGTATGCTCGCATTTTTTACTACGCCTTTTGACTTTATTTTTTGTTTTTCTTTTTGTGCTTCATCCGAGCACTCTTTACTACAGTATTTGAAATGTTTAAAAGCTTTTTCGTAGGCGGTTTTTTCAAACTCTTTGCCGCAATGCTCACATTTTATTTTTTTTGTTATTTTGGGAACTCTCGTCCGATTAGTATTTTTTTCTCTGCATTCTTTAGAACATAACTTCTGGTTAGGATTTGGATACCATTTACCACCCTTTTCATATCCTTTCTCAAATTCTTTCCCGCATTCAACGCATTCCCCCTTCTCTCTTACCTTATCAATAACCATACTTACTTAATATAAATCCGGCCCGGATTTATTTCTAAAGTATTTTTGAAAAAAATATTTAAGGGATGAACTCGGGTATTTTTGAAAAATAAGAATAAAAAGGTTGGGGTAGAATGAAATTTATCACCCCCCGCGCGGTTTGCGTAAATCTGAGATATCTACTTTTAGAAAAGGGGGGTGGTTATATAATTATATAACTATACTAACCCACCCTGCCTGACGCACAGGTTTCACACACGGGAACGGCTTTATGTTCTTCGTCGTGATTAATAACGCAGTCTTCCATCGGAAACCACCCACCACAACAAAAACACTTGGCCGCGTCCGGGCCACAGTCCATGTCGTTATCCTCGAGCTTGGGCGGCGGCCCGTACGGGAAGTTATTAGCTCCCTGCAGGTAATTAGCGGTGTTGTCGGTTAATGCGTGGAATCTCATGCTATTCATTCAGTTTGCCCAGCCAATCAATCTCCTCGCTGTACTCAATCTCCGCGAGTGTGTTCTGCACGTTACTGAGCTTCTCCTCCATGTCCGCGATACGTTTCTGAAGGTACTTGACGTGCTCGTAGTCGTTGCCCCAAGACTCGGCGAGAGCTTGGAGGGTTCCACGTACGCTGGCAATCTCTGCCCCTTGTTTGCTGATGTTCTCTCTGGTTTCTAGTCTCATAACTGGAAAAAATACTACCTTAAATCTCAGACTTTTGCAAGTAAAAAATAAAAAAAAAGGTGACCTATTCGGCCACCATGCTCAGTATGCAATCCCAGCGGAACCGCTTCCACTTGCCGGTCTCGGTACACTTGGCGGTGATGCCAGCGCATACGGTGTCGGCTTTGCAGGATGGGTTCAACCTGTTGGCGAACTGCTCCTCAATCTCGACGCTGTAATTGAACGCCAAGCCCTTGAGGTTCTCCCGCCCTTCGTGGACGGCCGGTCTGTAATAAATAAGGAACTTCCTCATAACGCAAATAGTATGCCTTAAATCTCAGTAGATTGCAAGCACTTTTTACCACAAATCTACATTTTTTTTCGGGACAAATTGGATTGCAAACGCCTTGACTTGCTCGGATCGGCGCACCACATCGATGTCGAGGTTCAGGTCTTCTACGTCAACGTCAACGTGGCTTTGCCAATCCTCCTTGTTGTCGCTGGCCTCGTATACGCGGTGAATGAGTGTGTCGAGGTCATCCGTGCCGTACTTCTTCAGTAGGCCGATCAAGGAGTCCTCGTTTAGCCAATTGACGTTTTCGTCAACGTCCTTGATCTTTGGTGGCTTGACGTCAGCGGTGTCGCCCGCCTCAAGAACGTCAGCCATCCATGCGCCCAGCCCACTGGTCACGCACACCGTCAGCTTAATGGTGCAGAGCTTTTGCTTCCATAGCATGAACTTGTGGATCATGTCCTTGTGCGGTGACTTGCCTGCCCATTGCTTCTCCAGCTTCGGGCCATAGCATCCCGCTTCGGCCATAGCTTTCGAGACAGCGTCACGGCCTTCGTTTGGGTTGTCGAAAGTATAAATATGTAAATCTCTCATAATAAAAATGTCCCTCCCCCGTGAGGGGGAGGGTTGTTGGTTAGGCCGCAGACCCAAGGCGAAAGTTCGCCTTGACCTTCCACGGGCCGCGCTCCACGTTCTCGGCTTCCCAGTCGAGCAGCTTCTTGGCCTTGAGCCGTCGAAGCGTGCGGTTCATGCTGTCGCAAGCTGATGGAGATGGACGCTCGCCCATGTGCATCAGCATGGTCTTGGCGGAAAGGAAGTTGAAGCCGTCAACTCCTGTCCCTGTCGCCTTGACTAGCTCGTCACGCGAACGGATGAGCAGGGCAGCGCAGGTAAACGCTTGCCATTGCTTCTCCGTCATCTTGACGCCGTTGTGGGTGAAGCTCCGTGGGTTCCGCTTGGTGAGCGAAACCTTCTTGAGCTTCTTCGCTCTCGCCTTGGTTTCGGCGAGGTTTTCCTTGACCTCCTCCTTCTCGCCGCGCAACGCCGCGATGTAGTCGGCGTGCTGATCTTGAGGGAGGGTAGACAAGACCGCGAGTGCAGCCTTCCAATCGATGTTTTTATCATTCATCTTGTGAGTGAGGCAGGAACCATTCCCGCCCCTTCCCTAAAGTTAATGCGTTTTTGCCCAACTAGCAAGAAAAAAATAAAAATAAGTTTTATGAGAATTTGCTTGACTTTTCGCGCTGGCTATGGTATAATCCGGTCCGGACTTAAAAATTTTAAAAATAAAAAATAAAAAAATAAATTTTCGTTTTTGAAGTCGTAAGTCGTTGACTATCAATGACTTAGGCCTTCGGCGCCCTGCGCGCGGGTCGTAAGTCGTTGATTA